GGACCACAAGGTGCTAAGGGCACTTAATTCTTCGCGATACAATTGCTGGACAGCTACACGATACTTATAGTCTGGTGAAGACACATCACAAGTGGGGAAGAGTGCGCGCTTGAACTGCGACATTCGTTCGTCCATATGTAACGTATTGACACCGTAAGTAGTCCAAATGCTTGCTGCCCGTACTTGGAGGCGTTCCAGAATATCAACGATGCGTGCACGTACCCATGCTGGTGTACCAAATGGATCAAGGATGAGCTGTGACAAGAAACGTGTCGAGGTATTAAGGTAAGCACGCCACATAACAGAAGTGCGGGGAAGGAACAAGAGAGCTCCCAACCCGAAGATCACCATCTGAATGGGCATGCTGGGCATGACGGCCATACCCAAGAACCTAGCACCTAGAGCCACATTTTCTGGATATACAAACAACCTTAGACCAGACGCCACCATATTGCCTACAAACATTGCATCTCCAAACCTTAGCACTATTCGCCCACCATGGCCCAGTAGAGTTAATGCCTTCCGTGCGTTTTGACGGCAGGATGACAAGAACTTCTGCCGGGGGGTTCTAGGGTCCCAATTGTACTTGGCATGGTTGATATGGGCCAATGCTTTGCAAGTTGCATGTAAGTTGGGCTCAATTCGTCCAATTTCAACTAAAATTTCTACCGGTAGCACACCGAGGTCACCTACTGCAGCACGATATCGCTCCTCACCGGTACGGCGAGTTAGAGCTGCTTCAGGAGGGTGGTCGTTCTCATGTACTAGATGCCAATATATGCTATGTAGCTTTCGCGGGCCTAAGATCCCGTGCTCAGCCAACATTACTAAATATCGCTCTACTTCGAACAATTCGGTGTCGGTTTCAATTCCAGCTTCTACAGGACGTCCGAATATCCGCTCATGGATTGATGATCCTTGACGCGCACGGAAAACGGGAATTCGGGCCTTTGATGAAGGGGCCGAGGACCTTGATGGATGAACGGTGGATGCTTTGTGTGATGCTGCATCCGTGGCATTGCTAGAAGAACCGCCAAGGAGAGCGCCGCCCGAAGGTAGTCTATGTGTCTCACATTGCCGGCTTTCTTGGCCAGTACTGGTATTGCTGGCATCAAAAGTGATGCTGGAAAGCGAGCTGGACCCTGAGAGATGCCCCGGGTTGACAAGGGGTTTATCACTCCAGTACCTGTTGACAAAGGCCTCAGCTAGTTGTGCGGAGGGGAAACCTGCCCACACGGCGCCTGTAAACATCGGATCAGTACAAGGCCCGGCGCGAGGAGGCCCTGACATAGATGTTTTCAAAAGAATGGATATGCGGTTTGAACGATGTATACCCGCCGCAAACGGGTGGTCAATGTGATCGCGTAAACGATCAGAAACTTGGGACAAAAGGGTGCTTGTATCGTATGCTTGGCAGAAGTCGGCGGGTGTATTGGTGTCGTATTTGATACCCCCGGCAGGTGTTATGATCAACAACCTGGCCATATTCCTGTCCAATTGCCTTTGATCAGCCCATTGTTGTTGCCCACGAATCGCTTTGAAAATCCAGTACTGTGCACTTGCGGTATAGTAGAAAATTTGACAGGCCCGAATGACCTTGTCCATACGCGAAACCCCTTGACGTATAGGGCCGATGTCTATACAGTCGAGAAGGCTAGGATACACCACGTCACACCATTCACCAAATTCGGTAACGGGAACAAACAAATCTTGAGGATCTTCCGGACGCGGCGGGTCTGCAGGATGCGCCTTAGGGAAGATATTATGTTTGGGACCGAAACCGGGTTGACGAACCCCCCTCGCGGGGCGA